AGGCTAACAATAATTGGAAGGCAGTAAGATCCGTTCTAGATTTCCTCAATGCATATATGGTCTTCGATGGTCCCGGTGATGATGTCGAAGAGAAATTAGATATCATCATCAAGCCAGACGACCAAGGAGGTATTGACATAAGGTTCATGGAAGATCTTAAGTCCATGATTGTCAAATCTTTCCCCTTGGTGAAACGGAGACGTCCCTGGAACATCGAGTTCACAGGACCGGATATTGGAGGATCGAGATACGCCGCGGAGCCTGGAAGAAATTCCAGTTCTCTTGAGGCTCTTATCCCGTCTCTCTCCTTTATTCCGAAATGGATTTGGAAAGCAGTACCGAAAATGCAAGAGTGGACCATTGCCCACCCTTATTTTCGGGAAGTGTCCAAATACCAAGCTCTGTTTCTTGGAGGCCAGTCCTCTCCTTCTCCCTATTGGGGTGGTAACCTTGCCATCCTGGGAGAACCTGGATTGAAAACAAGAATTGTTTTTGTTGGAAATCCATGGATTCAAGGGGCTCTCAAGCCCGCCATGGTGATCCTTCAAAGAGAACTCTTGAAACTTGGTACAGATTGTACCTTCAATCAAGATAACGGGAGGGACTTTGTTCGGGAATTCCTGAAACGTGGTGAGACCATACATAGTATTGATCTTTCCGCGGCCACGGATAATTTTCCGATAGAACTCCAACGTTATGTCGGAGGATTATGTGGACTACCTGAGTGGTCCTTGGACCTAATCTGCAAAGTCGGGTTTAAACACCCCATGCAGGATAGTAACCAGGTATACACCTATGGTAAAGGGCAACCGATGGGATTGTATCCATCTTTTCCATTATTTGCCCTGACGCATAACGTCCTCTTACATTCATTGGCTCGGAAGTTGAATCTTGACCCTGACCAGTCCTTTAGAGTACTAGGAGACGATGTCTCTATAACTAATACTCTATTGGCTAAGGAATACATGGAAGTCCTAGAAAGACTCCATGTCCCGGTTTCGAAGAATAAAAGTTTTCATTCTTCTACCCTGGGAGAGTTCGCTGGCAAGGTCTTCTGGAAGGGTTATGATGTGACTCCAATAAAATGGAGGAATGTCACAATCTCCTCTCTCTCGGTAATTTCTCAATACCTTGATAGAGGTATGGTCAAGGTTGACCATATAAACCAGAAGATTGGTAAGATTCCGCTCTGTGACCCTCGGGTATATCCTTATGCCGAAGCTCTCCTGGTCCTTCCCAAGGATTTAGGGGGGTTTGGCCAAGCATCCCGAGTGAAAATCTCGGAACGCTTGCGCTGGGGCCGACGAAGAGTTCGGTCTCTCAGAGCAGGTTTCCTGTCTCTGTTTAGTGAAAGGATATACCGTTTCTTATCTCCG